GCACGAAAGCTCTGTAAGTCAGAATACAGTCACTTGACAGAAGATGGAAAAGCCGCTATTATACATGTTGTTGAAGAACTGTTTAGAGGTCTTCAAACCATTCACAAACAAGAAGTCAACGAAGAAGCTAAACGGCAGACGATGGAAGCACTCAAGTGAAAATAGTCAAGTGGGCATTCATAATATGGTCAATCCTTATGACTATACTTGTCCTGTTGGCTGTTCTTCATCGACCCAAGAGTGCTCGAGTTGAAACAAATTTGTTTTGTGCTTACAACAGAGTTTTTGTAGAATTTGAAGAAAATGGTTCTAAGTGGGGAACTATGATGTTAGACTCTATTGGAAGACCCATTCCGTGTTTTGAACACGACGAAGTAAAAATTGAAAATACAATTTAAGGAAAATTATGACAAATCCGTTTCGAGATCAAGAAAAATTTATGCGGGCCTGTGATCAAACTACAGACACGTTTAATCAGGATCAATTCAAACTATATCTAGAATTGATGAAAGAAGAATGGAAAGAATTGCAGGTTGCTATCGACAATAATGACCAAGTAGAAACACTGGATGCTTTACTGGATTTTATTGTTGTAACAGTGGGCGCAATTCATAGTGCAGGGTTCGATGGCGAAGGCGGTTGGAAGGAAGTCATGCGTACTAACTTTGCCAAAATTGATAGCGAGACGGGTAAAGTACGCAAAAGAGAAGACGGAAAAGTCCTAAAACCTTTGGGTTGGACTCCTCCAGAATTAAATAATTATTTACACAAGGAGTAAAAAATGTTTGGATCTAGTTATACAGGCGGTGCAATTTACCGTTCAGCAAGTGATATCAATAGTGCAATGAGTCGAGTTTACGGACACATGGGTCTTGCCGTTATTACTTCGATGATTGTTAGTTTCTTAGTAGGAACTAATGCTACTATGATGCAATTCTTTTTCACCGGCGCAATGAAGTGGCTTGTAATTTTTGCACCGTTGGTTGCAATTTTAGGTGTCAGTGTTGCTATGGAAAAGATGAGTAAAAGTGCTTTACAAATCTTTTTACACGGATTTGCTGCGCTAATGGGTTTGAGTTTTGCTACAATTTTTGTAGTCTATAACATGGGCAGTATTGTAAGTGCGTTCATGAGTGCCGCAGTTTTGTTTGGCGTTATGAGTGGATACGGATACTTTACCAAAAAGAATCTAGATAGTGTTGGCCAATTTATGTTTATTGGTTTGATTGCTATCATCATTGCCAGTGTTATCAATATCTTTATTGGTAGTACTGTAATGCAAATGGTAATTTCAGCTATTGCTGTTATTATTTTCCTAGGATTGACTGCTTACGACACACAAAAGATTCGTGAAATGGTCAGTTACGACAATGACGGTAAGGCCGAGGTAATGGGTGCATTGACACTATATCTCGATTTCATTAACTTGTTCTTGAGTTTGCTACAACTATTTGGCGGTAAGAAAGACTAAAATGCGTAACCACTACTGGACATGTTCAAAATTTGCCGACTGGCTTCGAGGTACCACCAAAGGTGGTGCTAAGACTAGTGAAGGCTGGGCAGAATGGGAAGAGAGGGCCAAGGCCGCTTATCCCGTTCGGTGGTGGCTTGCTGAAGAAGGTTTAGACATTCTTCAAAATATCGTCTTTTATATTCCAGATAAACTATATGGCCTCAAGTACTATGTTAATAATCGCTGGGTCACTAAAACCCATGCTCTTACGGCTCATGCTCGTGATATACCTCGTGGTGAGTGGCGCGATGTTGGCAATCGCTTTCTCCCATGTCTCTTTAACGAACTAGTCGACTTTGTTGAAGTTGAACTAGCTTGGTGGCACATTGCATGGGCAGATGCAGACGAAAAGAACAAATACAAAGCACCTTGGTATGCTACAGGTTGGTTCCGCTGGAGAACTTGGCGTTGTCCGCAAGCTGGCCTAGATAATCTAGAATGGCAACGTCAACTTCGTTGGAAAGAAGATGAAGTCGGCCCTGATTCAGATAACCTAGGTAAACTCACACCACAAGCAGAGAAGGCACAAGAAATTTTAGACTTGTACAAGTGGTGGACTGAAGTATATCGCAATCGTCCAGACCCACATGATGCAAGTGGATGGAGTGCTTACTGCGAAGCAAGCCGACTAGCCAACGGTGGTCGTCTAAGCTGGGGAGGAGATAAAACTCCTGAACTTAAAAAGATGAGCGACAAAGCACACAAACTACTTCGTAAGATTGAAGCGGCTTATGAAAAAGAAGATGAAGACATGATGATTCGTCTTATCAAAGTCCGACACGGTCTATGGACATAGAAGTCAGGCAAGGAAATCGTAAATGGATAGCAGAGGTTTGGAGCGATGATCAATCCGAACCTCTTGTTGTACAAGGATATAACGAACCTTACCCAGAAGAAACTTACGTAGAAATAAATCAATGGTGCATAGATAACTTAGGTTATCATGCCCGAACTGCATACCACGTGTTTGAATTTAAAAAACGTTCGGACTTAGACTGGTTTATATTACGCTGGAACTAATTACTGTATGAACGATAAAGTTATTTGGCTTAGACAAGCAAAACAAATCTTAGATAGAACCGGCCCAGGCATGTGCCTTGCTAAATGGCTACAGGTCACTCTACATTTACAAAACGGCCACACCCATAGTTGTCACCACCCTAATACACATAAAATTCCTATAGAAGAAATACAGGAAGATCCTAGCGCATTACACAATACCAAGTTCAAAAAAGAACAACGTAAACTTATGATGACAGGATCTCGGCCAGAAGAATGTCATTTTTGCTGGCAAGTTGAAGATAGTGCCCCGCCAGACAGTGATATTTTCAGCGACAGAGTCTACAAAAGTACAGACGACTGGTCGGGGAAAGACCAATACTTTAATGTAATGTATGCTGGATGGGAAAGAAATATCAAGCCTACCTACTTAGAAGTCAGTTTTAGCCATGCTTGTAATTTTAAATGTGCTTATTGCAGCCCGCACATTAGCTCTAAGTGGATGGAAGAAATTGAAAAGTTTGGCGGATACCCAACTGGTTTAGGGTATAACAATCTTGAACATACCAAGTATCAAAACAAAATGCCTATCCCATTAAAGGAACACAACCCTTATGTAGAAGCATTTTGGAAATGGTGGCCTGAAGTTTATGCTACCCTACATACTTTCCGAATTACAGGCGGCGAGCCTTTAATGAGTAAAGACACATTCAAAGTACTCGATTATATTATTGAAAATCCAAATCCAAATCTTGAGTTGGCTATTAATAGTAACTGTGTATTGCCCGATAAACTGTTTGATAAGTTCCTTGAAAAGATTAAAATCATTCAAGAAAACAAAATGGTCAAAAAGTTTACTCTGTTTACCAGTGCCGAGGCATATGGTAAGAAAGCAGAATACATACGCAACGGAATGGTGTACAGTACTTGGCTAGAAAATTGTCACAGATACTTGAACGAAGTGCCGGATGGTAATTTCAGTATCATGTCAACATATAATGCACTTTCAATAACTTCCTATATGGAATTTTTGAAAGACGTGTTGATAATGAAACTTAAATTTTATAAAGAAACTAGGACCATTGGTTTAGATATCCCTTACCTGGATAATCCAAAATGGATGAGTGTTAGAATTCTTCCTGTTGAGTATATTGATATGCTGTTAGAGCAAGTTCAATTTATGAAAATGAACCATTGCGATGGAAAAGGATTTCAAAATTGGGAAATAAACAAGCTCGAACGCATACAATACCTGATCAAAGAGAATAAAGAAGTTGTCCATTTAAAAGATTTTGGTTTATTTTTTGATGAGCATGATCGTAGACGCGGCACCAATTTTTTGGAAACCTTTCCAGAGCTAACCAAATTGTATAATCAGTGTAAAAACATCGATTGACATGCTACATATTTGGTGCTATAATACTTGTATTGTTAATTAATTAGGAGCTCTAAATGGCTAAAGCAGCAACCAAAACTCGTGTAACTAAAAAGCAAGTTATTGCTCACCGTACTCGCGCAGTCAAAGATACTAGCCCAACTTGGGATGGTTGCGAGAACATGAGTGCCGACGAGTTTAACCGCCACTTCCGCCGTTCGATGGACTACTACCGCCTTGAAGCAGATAGCAAACTGTTCAAGCCTGCTGTTATTAAATGGCTCGAAAGCGTCGGCGGTGCTAAAAAAGATATTGCCCTGCTTAAAAAAGCAAAAGACATCCGTTTCAATTCAACAATGGGTGCCATTGCCGCATGTTTGAATCGCGGTATGCCTGCTAAACGTGCTGACTTTAACGAAGGCCGCGATACTGCTGAATGGTTGCGTAACGCTATTGTTAAGGTTATCGAAGAAGCAAAAGACGATATCGATCCAGAAACTGCTAAAGCTCTTGAAGCGGCTAAGCCTGCTGTTTATACTCCTAGCATCCAAGAACGTGTTCGCGATGCGGCTATGAACATGACTGAAGAACTGGAAGATGCGTATCATGCTTTCCAAACTGATCCGGAAAACTTCGATCCTAAAGCATTTAAGATCCTAAGTCTGTTGCGTGGTAAAGGTGTAAAAGCCGCACACGCTCGCATTATTAAAGACTTTTATGCCCGTGACTTGGCAGAACTGTTGGAACTTGCAAGTGGTAAAGCCGACGAACAATTGAAAGAAGGTTACAGTCATCGTAGCCGTAAACAAATTAAAAACTTCATCGTATTCTTGCAAGAAATTGAGAGTGCTTGTAAGATGCTTATGGAAGAAGCAAAGGTTAATAAGAAGCCTCGTGCTAAGAAGGCTGTACCTGCTGAAAAGGTAGTTGCTAAACTCAAGTACAAAAAGACAGACGAGCCACTTAAATTGGTGTCTATTAACCCAACAGACATCTTGGGTTCCAAAGAACTTTGGGTTTACAATACTAAGAGTCGTAAACTTGGCAAGTATGTTGCTAACGAGTACGCAGAACTTGGTGTTAAGGGTACTACAATTACAGGCTTTAACGAAGCGCAGAGTATTTGTAAGACTATTCGTAAACCCGAAGAAAAACTCAAAGAGTTTAAGTCGGCCGGTAAGGTACAGTTGCGTAAATTCTTAGAAGATATCAACGCCACAGACACCAAAATGAATGGTAGGATCAACGAAGAAATAATCCTGCTTAAAGTAGCATAAAATAGGGCCGTTAAGGCCCTATTTTTTTGACTTCAGGTTGCTACATGTTCCAGATAAATACTGGACGAGAGAGCAACTATGAGCCAAATTTTTTCTATTCAAGACGATAAAGTAGTCATTAAAACCCTTGCTGTAGAGCAAATACAAGACGATGTGTCAATTACAGGCACACTAACTGTAAATTCACTAAAAGTTTTAGAAGAAGACTCTAAAACCGCACTCGCACCTGACTTTGGAAACTGGAGTAGTTTAGAAGAAACTGACCTCTACGACAAAGGAATTACTTGGACGTGGGGTGTAGAAAAGGTTACATTAGGATATAGAAGCGGAGCAAGAATGTGGGCTAGTTCAGACTTTGACCTTGCCGCACATAAATCTTTTATGATTGAAGGTGTTCCGGTATTAAGCAAAGATAGCTTAGGCGGAGGAATTACAAAAAGTAATCTAAAAGAAATTGGCTCTTTGAGAAGTTTAACTGTAAATGGTGATGCTACTATTGCCGATTTTGCAGTATTCAACAGTTCTTTTGGAAGACTAGGCCTTAACACAGATAGTCCAAACGGTGTGTTAAGTGTCGTGGACAACAACGTTGAAGTTATAATTACATCTCCAAAAGATAACCTAGCTCAACTTGGAACATATACAAATCACGATTTAGAACTAATAACAGATAATCTACCACGTGTTACACTTAAAAACAACGGGCAAGTTATATTTGGCAACGAACAAACTAAGAATGCAGATGTAAGAATCTACGGAACACTTACTGTTGATACTGTTGTAGCAGACAATAGAATTGATCGTTTTCAGCCTTTAGAATTTAAAACTAGCAAGGACCGAGGCATTTACGGACAAGGATTAGTATGGACTGGTACAGGAGACATGCGCCAGTTCATTATGATGTCCGACCCTGATAGACTTTATAGCAGCGAATCAATTGATTTAGCTGAAAGCAAAAGTTTAATGATTGGTGGGAAATCTGTTATTTCTGCTGTAGGGTTAGGTAATTCAATTACACAATCAAACCTTTCAAGATTAGGAACTCTTGAGGAACTAAACGTAGCTGGCGAAGCAACGTTCTACGAAAGAGTTAACGCAACCAGGTCCGTTATCGATGCTAGAGTAATTAAATTTTCTGATACAACTGAATTTACCATTAGCAAAGGCTTACTAAGCTCTAACGATAAAATTACTTTAGAAATAAACGGAATTGACAAGTTTTATGCTGATGGCAACGAAACTATAATTGGTGATTCTCGAAATACTAGAAACGTCGTTAAAGTTTTTGGTACTATGACTGTTGGCGTAAACAATCCGCCAGAAGACGTCGACTTGGCAGTAAACGGTAATTTACAGTTTGCAAACAAGAAATTCACAACAGGACCAAGTATTCCTGTATCAGGGCAGTTTGCCAAAGGCGATATCTGCTGGAACTCAAATCCAACTCCGGACAATTACGTTGGCTGGATTTGTACAGAAGGTGGTGCTCCTGGTCAATGGTTGCCTTTTGGTATGATTGCTCGCCAATAATATTGACTTCCACATACAATTCTATATAATTACATTATGCGGCCTTAGGCATTCAACCCGCAATATAAATTCTGCATGCCATTGCTAATCTAAGGAGATAACAATGGCAAAATTTTATTCAACAAAAACTTACGGCAACGACAGGGGTCTGTCATGCTGTTTTAGACAATGGCGTGCCACACACAGTCATTGCTCAACACTACATGGATATTCAATTGGTATTAAGTTAGTGTTTGAATGTGATACACTAGACGATAAAAACTGGTGCATGGACTTTGGTGGCCTTAAGACTTTCAAAGAATGGGCAGACTGGATGTTTGATCACACTTTGGTAATTGCCAAAGACGATCCAATGCTAGATCGTTTTAAAGAAATGAGTGGTTGGAGTAGTGATCCAGAACACGATGGTAACCCAGAAAGAGTTCAAGTTGAACCTTACCGTCGCAAAGGTGTCTGCGATTTAAGAATCGTAGATGCAGTAGGATGCGAAATGTTTGCTAAAATGGCTTATGATAAAATGGCTGAACTTTTAGCAGGTGGAGAAAAGGCCACTCGATATCCTATTAACCCAAGTGTTCGTGTTAAGAGTGTAGAAGTTTTCGAACATGGCGCAAACTCCGCAATCTACGAAGGGTAAATTTTGGAGACTCTGGGCCAAGGCGCTTGGAGAAAAAGCAGGTGATTCGGATTCAGAAGCGGACCGAATTGCTTGCATTCGTACGATAATTGTGTTAACATACATTATCACTAACATTTTTATTGTGGCAGGAGTAATCCGCCACTGGTAAGGCACAAATGGGCAAAATAGGCTTCGCATGTAAATGGATTGATCATCCTCACCAAACTGATGGCATTAAGTCCACGGATGATGCTAAACAATACAACACAGGCACAACTACCATAAGTTGGTTAAATAGACAGAGCAAGGACGTTGCAGAACAAAAGCTCTGGGACTTAATGGTCCAAAACTTAACGGCTACTAAAAAACTTGTAGATCGTGTAGGAGAACAAGATGAAGACCTTAGGATGGTTCGCCTTAGTAGCGACATTCTTCCTGCTTATACCGAGCCTAGTTGGAGTTATTTTTGGCGCAAGCCTGATGTTGTTCAGTATCTTGAACGCAATTTTAGCCTTATTGGCAATAGTGCTCGTAAAAGCAATACCCGTCTTTCTATGCATCCTGGCCAGTTTGTTGTTCTTGCTAGTGTTAACGAAGGTATTGTTCAACGATCTATAGAGGAGTTTGAATATCATGCAGATATGGCCCGCTACATGGGTTACGGCAAGTCATTTCAAGACTTTAAAATCAACGTCCACATCTCGGGTAAACAAGGTCCAGCCGGTGTCCGAAGTGCGTACAAACGACTATCGCCAGAAGCAAGAAACTGTATTACCATCGAAAACGAAGAGAACGCCTGGGGCTTAGATGATTGCCTTACTCTTTCTGATATTCTCCCTATTGTTCTTGATATACACCATCATTGGGTCCGAGAAGGAGAGTATATCAATAGTCAAAACCCAAGAGTTAAACAGGTTCAAGCGAGTTGGCGTGGCGTTCGTCCTGCTATGCATTACAGCATATCTCGCGAAGACGTTCTCACCGGACACAGTACAAGTGTTTTGCCAGATTACAAAGCTCTGTTAGAATCTGGATATAAAAAAGCAAAGCTCAGAGCACACTCTGATTTTTATTGGAACAAGGAAGTTAATAATTGGGCAATAAGTTTTCTAGACCAGTTCGACATAATGTGCGAAAGCAAAGGCAAGAACCTCGCCAGTATGGAACTGTACAAACAGTGGAAGGGGATCGAATGATAACAAGAGAAAAACTAATACATCATATCGAAACAATGCGGGAAAGGCACGATGAGCTTGATAAGCAGATTAAAGAACTATATGAGCATCATGCCAATGATTTAAAAGTCGAAGAACTTAAAAAGAAAAAACTCAAACTCAAAGACGAGATTGAGCAAACAAGTTCAAAGTTAAAGAAATTTGATTGATAAAAAAAGGGCCCTAAGGGCCCTTTTATTATGCCTTGGGTTGTTTTGGTGCCCTTGGCTTACGAGGTTTAGCGTTACCTTGTTTCTTAGGTGCAGTGGGCCTTTTGTTCCCGCCTTGCTTTTTTGGAGCAGGGGCCGGATCTGAAGCTACTGTAGTCACCTCCTTTACGGGCTCAGCTGCTGGTGCAGACTCCTGAGCAGGTGCTTCAACCTTGTATGGTGCTTCAACAGTTGGTTCTGTTTTTGCACCAAATAATTTCTTGAAGAAATTGATCATAATAATCTCCTTGTTGATTATTTAGTTTTAAATATGTTACTATATTAAAATATTATGAAAAACACACCAATTATTACAGTTACCTGTTTACGGGATTTGCCGTTACTAGATTTACAGGCACAGTCTATAAACTTATATTTAGACACAAATTGCCCTGTTTATATTATCGTCAACGAAGACGATGCATCTTTATGGTTTAAAGAGTTTGATTCTAAATATAGACATTACTACGATAAGCACAAATTAACAATCTTTACACGACAAGACTTTAACGATAACTGGAAAGATTGGGTGCCTAATCAAAATAACCCTTGGGCAGTTGGTTGGGAAACCCAACAGGTTTTAAAGTTGGCAGTTTCTACCAAAATTGAAGAAAAACAATTTATGATATTGGATACACAAAACGTATTAATACGTTCGTGGAGTCCTTCACAGTATGGATATATCAATGAAAAGATTCCTGCTAGGCAAGGAACGTTTGTGATGCCGGAACATATCTGGCAACAATACTCAAAAAGCCTGGGTCTGTCTAATGAACCTGGTAAAAATTATCTAATGTCTGTCTGTACTCCATTGTTTCTTAGTAAACACTTGTGCGATAGTTTGATTAGAGATAGAGGTGGCGTTGAAAAATTTGCACACTGGTTTAGATATGCATCCAGTGTAAAAAGCGAGTTTATTCTTTACAATATCTGGGCAGAAAAACAAGATGGTTTCTGGAGCCATCACTATTTTGTTCCTGAAATCGAAGATTGGGCCAACCCTTATCTTCGCGATTGCTACTCTGAAGAAGAGTTTCTGGCCTTTTACAACTTTTTAGGCATGCACAAATCACACTTCTGGGCCAGTATTAATCATAGAGCTTGGGGAAATATGACTAATAGTCAGTACAGCCGACTATGTAAAAAGTTTCAAGAGTACAATTTAAGGCCGAACTTTGATGATTACCGTAGCAACTATGTTGACCTTAAATTTTAAATAAATATGCCAAGCGCCGATTTGCCGTTAGTCACATTGACTGTATCACTTGAAAACTGGGAAAGCAGTGATTTCAGGATCCTCGGAAGCCCAGTTGACCACTTGACAGAATATTTATATGTATAACTTTATCAAATACTGCATTAACGAAAATAAGAAAAAGACTTTGTCCCAAGCACCGTTACCTTATCCACGCAACGGGCTGGGTAAAAGCCTAAGTCGAGCAGCTATAGATTACCACTACGGTAAACTTTACAAAACTTATGTTGATAGATATAATGAGGGCGAGGGTGATCCAACTTTTAACGAAGCAGGCGCATTCTTGCATGAAATCTATTTTACACAGTTTCGTAAACCTACAAACTCAAATACACCTAATGGAGTTGCAGGAGAATTTATAACAAAGCACTATAAAACCTTTGAAAAATTTAAGAGCGAATTTGAAAAAGCTGCTATGAAAATCCAAGGAAGCGGATGGGTTTACTTGTCAGATAAGGGCGAAATTAAAACTATTGCTAACCATCAAATTAAACAAGACATAGTATTACTAATAGATTGGTGGGAACATGCATGGGCATTAGATTACCAAGCTGATAAGAAAAAGTACTTGGAAAATCAGTGGAAAATTATTGATTGGAATGTGATTTCGGGTCGAGTTGGCTTATCGTCTTAAGACTACTAACCGGCATATCCCATACCTTACGGGCTTCAACACCCTTGCTTTGTGCAAACTTCTTGGCATCGCAGTCGCCGCAAACATGGTAAACATTATTGTTTAATCTGTTAGGATCCATGTTACCTCTATCTCTTTTAAAAATACCGCTACAACAGTCGCATTGAAAGATTAAGACTGTTTTTTTACGCATATAGGCATGCATTGTGCCGTATTTGCTCTTGCGATAGTGACTGGTTTGTGCGTATTCTTGGCCTAAGTACATGATTGTATTTACATTAAGATTATAAAAACGTTTTGCTAAATATTGATATGATAACAATTTCTCAATCAGCAAAAGAAAAAATCAAGGATTTGCTATACGAAGAAGGTAATCCTAAGTTATCTTTACGCACTTTTGTCCAAGGTGGCGGATGCAGTGGTTTTAGTTATGGGTTCACATTTGATGAAGAAATCAATGAAGATGACTTTGAAATACCGCTGGATGAATTTAAAGTCCTTGTAGATAGCATGAGTATGCAGTACTTACAAGGTGCAGAAATAGACTATAAAGAAGAGCTAATGGGCTCTCAGTTTACAATAAAAAACCCCAACGCAGTTACAACTTGCGGATGCGGGTCAAGTTTCGGAGTTTAATATAATATGTCAAAGCAAATAATCGATATTGGTGTACAGGGTAATGACGGTACTGGTGACAGTATTCGTGAGTCGTTTAGAAAAGTTAACGAAAACTTTAGTGAACTGTATGCAGTATTTGGTGTAGACGGTGCCATTAACTTTACTAATTTAAGTGATGCACCTAACTCATATGGTTCAAATCAAATCATTATGGCTAATCTTGCAGGGGACGGATTAACTGCAAGAACATTGGTAGCGGAAGGTGCCATACAAATTGACGACTCCGATGAAACTCAATTACGTTTAAGCGTTGGTCAAAGAGGGTTGGCAGACGATACTAGCCCAAGTTTAGGATACTCGTTAAATGCTAACGGACTTTCTATCTTCAACATGGCTACTCCTACTGAAGGTATTGCACAAGATTTATTAGAAGATAACCCTAGTATTGCACCGTCTGTTGCAGCTGTTTTCAATAAAATGGTTATTAATAAAGAGTATGCCGACAGTCATTATTTAGGTATTGATGAAAATGGCGCTGTTGTTGGTCCACTTTATCTCAGAGACGAACCACAATTTCCTACATACACTGACCCAAACTACGATCCAGATTTAACCGGAAACTTTTTAAAGAACGAAGCACTACAACGTCAACATGTAGTTTATCGCGGTGGCGATACTATGTCTGGGCCGTTGTACTTAAACGATCACCCAGCACCTTTAGCTGGCTACGGTACCCCAAACGGTGCTACTGATTTACAAGCCGCTACAAAATTCTATGTTGATAATCAAACATTCTCAAGTGCTATAAACTTATATGTAAGCCAAGCAACAGGGGATGATTTACAACAAAAAACACCTATTGGTAAGGAAGGACGATTCTGGCAATATGCTTATAAAACTATTGGTGCAGCTTGCTTGGCAGCAGAAAATCTACAAGACATTGCTAACATCGAACCTGGCCCTTATAGACAGCGTTTAAGTTATACCATCGGACCGGATCAATACTTTAGTACCATTGCAGATGTTTATCTACAAGACGGTAACACAGCAGTAACTGGTTATCAGGATGCCTTTGACTTATTACAAATAAACAAAGAATTTATTCAAGCAGAAGTTATTGCCTATGTCAATAACAAGTATGTCAACACATTTGTATACGATAAAGAAAAGTGTCAACGAGATGTAGCATACATCCTAACTGCTGTTGGATACGACATTGTATTAGGAACAACATTTAATAGTAACAGAGCAGCCACTTTTTATTTTAATGGCACCGGAAACAAAGTTATTGGTTCTCAGCTAATTCAAACTATTGAAGCTATTAAGTACGCTAGAGATGAAATTCTTAATTTCCAATATGATAACACTGCCTTAAGTGTATACATTGGAAAAGTTATTGATGCACTATGTTACGACTTAGTTTTAAAATCTAACTATCAAAGTTTACAAATAGCCAACTTATTTGTTGACTCTAATTCAAATATAAGTGTTGCAGAACTAGTAGAAGTGTTACTTGACTTACAAGAAAACATTTTAGCACTACCATCAGTATCGTCTATCCCATTAGCAGTGACATCTATACAAACAAACATTAATGCTATGATTAATGTTGTTACAGGTGATGATTGGCCTGAAGTTGACTTTGCAACACAACCTGATTCAACTGTTGGCCAAACCAGTGCTAGAGATTTGCTAGAAGCTAACATTGATTTCTTACAAGCAGAAACTGTTGCATATCTAGGCGCAGAATTTCCAAACCTTTCATACGATAGGAACACATGTAAGCGCGATATCAAGTATATCATTTGGTCATTGATTTATGACTTCATGTATGAAGGAAATAGTCAAAGTGTGTTTGCAGGATTGCGCTATTGGAACGGAACAACTCAAACTATTGCTAACTATGAAGTAGCACCATTTTTATCAGTCCTTGACTACATTAAAAATTTAATTGTTGATATAGTTAATAGCGATAGTCCAACTACAGTTTATCAACAAAGTGTTAAACAGTATAGAAACGAAACATTGTTGGAAGGCGGCGATGTTGTCGCCTCAACAAATGCAAACATTGATATTATCAAGAGTATTATTACTGATGCAGAAAATGCGCCTGCGGTAGTGAATCCTACGACAACAGGAGCAGCATCGGTACTACAGACAGCAAGAACTTCTATTTTAGCTAATAAATCAGATTTTCAATCTGCTACAATTGACTACGTAGATGCCAATTTTCCGGTTATCAATGACTCGGCAGTACTAACAACAATATCTGACAAGTTCCAAATTATAATCGATTTATTAACATACGGATTTGAAACTCGCACTAATTCGGTCTTTAATGCACCGGCAGGAATTTCTGGATCATACGAAGATGCCAAAGCATTAGCAATGGCTAATATTGATTTTATTGCAGACGAGACACTAGGTTGGTTAACAGCCAACGATCCTGCATACACATCTGATCCTACATTTGATGCAGATATATTTAGACAACATATAATTGACTGCGTTGAAGCAAGCATTTACGACTTGTATTACGGCGGAAATTCTGCAGCAAGATACAAAGGTGAGCAATTAGAAATAGACGGTTTGAATTCTACATCATTTTTAAATTCAATATCGTTTGCTGGATCATTATTGACACTAAACGTCATTCAAAATACAGCGCCGGGAACAACTTATAGCTCAACACCACAATTTATAGACGGAGTTCTTTATCCAGACGGTGGCCTTGCATCAGCACCTTTAGGACTATCGTTCAGCTATATTAGCATTATTGCTGCAGGCGGTGATGGCCCTTCGATATCATATCCTAACTTATCAGGATATGATGCTGATTATATCAGTGCAAAAAACATAATAAATCTTAATACTAACGAGATTAAAGTAAACACAACAGATTGGCTCGATGTTAATTATCAAGGTGGTTTTAACTACGACGAATCAATATGCTATCGAGACGTAGGACTAATTGTTGATGCCATGAGTATTGACATAATTACCGGCGGAACATATCAATCGATAAATGCAGGTAAGAGTTATTATCGTAATGCCAGTGCTCGGGCGATTGCTATTGGAACACAATACAAAGAAACATTAGATGCAATTAATTTTGCTAAAGAATTACATTTACAAGTACTAAACCAAACAACAGCTAATAGATTCCAAACATTAGTTCCTCAAGTTTTAAATCCTGCTAAAGTTGCTTCTACAGCAGCCATTGCGGATCTAACAACAAACGTCAACACAATGATAAGCATCATTGAAGGCGGTGTAGGTGTTGCACCAACACCAACATTTGGTACAGGTATTTGGAACGTTGTTATCACTAATGGCGGTAACGGTTATGTTGACCAAGGATCTCCAGGCAATAACGACATCATTGCTGCTAAAGTATTAGTTGGTATCGATACAGCTGCATACGGTAGTATTGTAAAATACACTTCTGGAACCAGTGCTTCTGGCGATACTATTCAAGTTAGATTAACCAAACCAGGTTTCTTTACCATTGGGGAAGAGATTGAATTTGGTGAAACTGTACAGGATCAACACATTACTATTTTTGTAGAAACAGGAATTTATTACGAAGATTATCCAATTAAACTACCTGCTAACACTAGTATCAAAGGCGATGAATTCCGTAGAACAATAGTTCGTCCAAAGGACCGCATTAGTCAAAGTCCATGGCGTAAAGTATTTTTCTATCGTGACGCTATTATTGACGCCTTAGAACTAGGACCAATAAGTTATTCAACTGACTACGCAACACCATCAGATGTTGTATTAGGCGGAACAACAGATAAAATTGTTATTACCTTAGGAACAGGTCAAGTTCCTAGTTCGTGGGTAGGAAAAATATTCATGGACGACTACGGTGCTGTTACAGCAACTGGTAGTTCAAGTAGCAATAATAGAATAACCACTTCGTCTGCTCACGGATTTAGTGTTGGAGATCCTGTAATATTCAGAGGTTCTACCTTTGGCGGAGTTTCTGCTGGTAAAATTTATTATGTTTTAACAACACCTACATCAACTACATTTACACTAACAGAAAAAGAAACAAGTACAACTGTTGTTAGTTTAACCACAGCTACAGGCAGTGTACTAGTAATGAGATCGGATCGTCGAGGCAAAGCAATCATTGACAGCGTAAGCGGTAACTTCATGAACTGTAGCGTCATTTATCCTTTCCAAGTTGCTACAACTGTTAGTGCAGGCAATTGGCACTTGTATGATCCGTTAAACTACGGAAGACACTATTTGTTAAATCCATTAGATCCAACTAGCGAATCTAAGAATAACAAATTAATTGATGCATTCTTGTGTAATGACCAAACACGTATTAGCAACTTGACTTTCCAAGGCCATGGTGGATTTGCCATGGTGCTTGATCCAGAAGGACAAATTAAAACTAAATCACCTTACGGACAAGTGTGTTCGTCATTTAGCCAGTCAAACAACCGCAAGCGTTTTGCTGGTGGACAGTTTGTTGACGGTTTCACAGGACGTTTACGTGGAACTATTACTAAAGTAGAATACGACGGAGTTGAAAATTATGATTTAACTCAGTTATTCTCTGGTAGTGGTTACTTACCAGCATCTGGAACTACCACATACAATGATGTTCCTATTCAAGGTTTAGAATTCACTGTTACTAATTCTTATGCTACAGTCAATCAACTTAAATTAAATTCTGTTACTGATTTGGTAGTTGGAAGTGCTATTACTTTCAGCGGAACTGTCTTTGGTGGAATCGAAGAAGGAACAAGATACTATATTATCAATATTGACTCACCAGTTGACATGCTGATTAAAGTCAGCAAGACTCAAGGCGGTGATGCTATATCTCTATCAACTGCCTCAGGAACCATGACTGCTAACACAGGCGGAACTGGTGCTACAGCTAACGTTACTGTAACAAATGGCGTAATTACCAACGTTGTCTCTAATGAGCCAGGCGAGTATTATAAAGAAGGCGAGTGGATTACTGTTGATAACAGTTACTTAGGAGGAGCTGGTTCTGGATTCTTAGTTCCAGTAAACGGCGTCAACGGCAAGGGAACACAAGTTACAGTAAGAGGTTCAGTTAACAGTGGACTTGATATTCGTCCACCACAACCACCATGTGCATTCTTTGTTGAAGGAAGTCGTTATCAAATTAACGATGTACTCAGTTGGAATCCAAATGCATTTAATTACGACGAAGCAAAGTGCAGTCGTGATGTAGGATATGTTGTATCGGCAGTAATGTCAGATATTGTATTTGATACAAATTATTCATCTGTAACTGCTGGTCTTGCTTACGCTAGAAGTTACAGCTCTGTTGTTACTACTAGCCAAAAAGAACAGACTATTGCTGGTATGAATCGTGCTAGAGATTTAATTAGCGAACTAGCAGATGACAACGATACAAAAACTAAGATTAGATCTTACTTTAAGATTATAACAGATATTATACAAGCAGCTCCAACAACAGGTAGCGAACCTAGTTTATCGTTTACTAATCCTACTACTAGCTCAGTAATTATTGATTCGTTTGATATTCTAAGAGCTAACCGTACATTCTTAGTTGACGAAATTATTGCTTACATCACAGACGAAATGGATCCATTGGCCATTCCAGGATATGACGAAGCAACTTGTGCAAGAGACGTTGGATTGATGGTAGACGCTATGTCGTTTGACATGCTTTATGGAGGCAACTCAGCTACTATTACCGCGGCACAGGCATATTTTGATGGTACTAATGGTAACGTTGTAGAAGCAGAACTAACTGCTTTTGCTGAAGCGTTCCTACGTTTAAAAGCAGTTATTGGTTATGTTGTTTTAGGTGACAACAGTTCATGGTCCAAATCTCCTTCAAATACAACTTCACAAGTTACAACAAGCCCAGGAGATAGTACCAATGCTACAAGGGCACAGTCGTTAGTTCAAAATGCAACAGATGTAATTAATGAAGTGTATGGCGGAACTCCTGTTCTTCCAGACTATACCGACGGTTCAAACTATGCAACCGCAGGAACTGACCAAACAACGATCCTTGGAACTATTGAAACAGTTAAAGCTGGCGTAATAGAATTTTTAAATACCAATTACAAAGGCGGCGAAGTAGTACTCAGATTAGATGATGCTACACCTTATAATGCTGCAGGTTTCTATAATAACGAAACCTGTTACAGAGATACTGGATTAATACTTGATGCAGTTACATATGACCTTGTTATTGGATCAAATTATCAAACAGTTAAAGCAGGTATTTCTTATACACGTTCAACAGCCGCGCTGGTGTTGACTAATCAAAAGTCTCCAACTATCGCTGGCTTAAATTATGCAAGAGATCTTGCACTAAACGAGTTGACTGATGCAGCTGCTATCGAATCGTTGACTGATTCTATGGCTATTATCAATACTGTTATAGAACAGGGCGTAACAGCCGCGCCTGCAATTACATACCCAACGGTTTCTGGATTGACAACAAGCAATGCTGAAAAATTAAAAAATAACATAATTGCTAACAAGTCATTCTTACAAAACGAAATAGTTTCATATATTTCTAGCACATACAACCTCAAGAACTACCCTGCATATAACGCAGTTAGAGCTTCAAGAGACTTTGGATATATCTTAGACGCAATGGTGTATGACATAATGTACGGCGGAAATTCTATGACGTACGATATGGCAGAATCTTTCTATTCTAAACTAACAGGTTTAAGTACTATTGATAGTTTAGAAAACATTTATGTTGATGCATTGACACGTTTAAAATCTGTAGTACAACAAGTTGCTCTAAACACAACTGTAACTAGATCAAACGGTAACATTGTTCCTCAAACCATTAATGCTGGATATGTAATCGGTTCTGGTACAGCAGAGTATGCAAAAATTTCTACACTGGTTGATATTGTGTCTGACTATGTTGACGACGGCGATTTTGATGTATCAACAACAAGAACTAATCCAGTTATCAGCGGACTTGATCCAACACTAGTAAGTGAAAAGTCAGCAGTAGATAGTGTTAAACAAAGTATCCAACAATCCGTTATTGATTACTTAAATGATGGCGGACGCTTATCTATTAACATCGAAATGGGTGGTAACAAGTCTATGCTTGCCAACGACTTTGCGATGATTAACGACTTAGGTTACGCTATCTTCTGTAAGAACGGTGGTATATCAGAACAAGTTTCAACGTTCACATATTACTGTCATACACACTACTGGGCAGCTGACGGTGGACAGATTCGTTCTGTAGCAGGATCTAATGCACACGGAACATACGGCCTACGTGCCAGCGGTTACGATATTACTGAAAAACCAGATGCTGTAAATCTTGCTAACGACATGATGCAAGTTGCTCGTGTTTACAAGTCTGGGCAGTTTGCTAGTGAAATGACACCTACTGCTACTAAACAAGCTCTGAGTGTTTATATCTACGGATATAGTTATATTCCAACTAACACTAGTGAAATAGAAATTGACCACAGTATGTCTGGCGGTGCTATTACTCGATACGAAGTCAGTTCTGTTGAACACACTGTTGTTACTATCAGTGGTCAAAACGTTCTCAAGTGCAATCTTAGCACAGCAGGTAACAGCGGAACATCAAGCACAGGCCTTGCAACAGCATTGTATGACGGACAGATGGTTACAATACGTGCTCTACAGAACATTAAGTTCAATAATATTGCCAACGTAAACCCAACTCGTCCAAGTACTGCGTTACAGTATAACGATAACCTAGCAGACATTTATCGTATTCTTGCTTACAACTTAAACGATTCCACTGGTGAATTGTTGGCTAGTAACATTTCTATTTTACAGTCTGACAGCTCGTTTGACTATTACAAATTTACAACCGACTTAAACAACATTACTACCTTAGATTGGGACGAGGCTATTGCAGTTACAGGAATCAGCGGAGATGGTACAACTGTTACTGTAACTTATGCTGCACAATCTAGTGCTCCGTTTACAGTTGGAGATTTTATTACAATAAGCGAAGCTGTTGATAATAGTGTTTCAACATCGGCTTACAACGGCTCTCATAGAGTAACCGCTTGCACAACTACACAAGTACAGTATGCAAGTACAGCTACCGCAACTTATGTAAGCGGAGGTTATGTTGGTTCTAAGACACAAGGTTCAAGAGTAGGAGACAATAAGATTTCCGTTCTTGAAATTAGTCAAGCCACAACTATTAATCAAATCAACAAAGGAATTTATTTGTTTGGTTGGCACGGTAGAACACATCGAATTGCCAGCTATACTGTTCCTCTAAAAATAGCCCAAGCTAGTACTATCGTAAGTTGGGACTCTGGTACAAGAACATTAGTTGTTGACACAGTAGCCGGCGACATTGAATTAGGAGATATTGTTGTAGGAACTGGATGGCCAACAACTACTCCAGTATACGTTGAAAGCATAACAGCTCCGGTATCTCCTGCAACACAATATACACTTGTTGTTAACTCAGCTACTGGTGTTACTTCACCTAGCGGAAACGTTGTATTTGGAATTGCAAGAAGTGGTTACTTAAATATTGATCCAAACTCTGTTTCAAATATTCTAGGTGACGGTTCTACTATCGATGCAATATCATATGTAAGCAAAGTTGTTCCAACATCAGGATTAAAATTTGTAACATACGATGTGTCATGGCAACCAAATTCACTACCAATAGTAGACAACTGGTACAAGTTTACCGGACAATCAACTGCTGCATATAACTATTGGCATCAAGTATCTTCTGCTGTTAGTCAAACAACCATTGCTGTTAGTGACGTAACTGGCCTGCAAGTTGGTATGATTGTTACCAGTTTAAGTGCTGGTGCATACATTCCAGACAATACAATTATTCAAGCAATTGATAGTACAGCAAATACATTTACTGTATCCCCAGCATGTTGGGTCCCTTCGGGAGCGTTGGTTAGCTCGACTGTTGTTGCTACTGTGGCCAGCATTGTTATTACTAATGCAGGCACAGGATACACCAGTGCACCAACATTAACATTTACTGGAGGAAGTCCAACTGTACAAGCTATTGGTACCTGTACAGTTAAAAACGGTAGCATTGAAACTGTTACTGTTGTAAGTCCAGGATACGGATATACCAGTCAACCCACTATTGTATTAAGTTACGGTAATGCTGTTCTTACTGCAACATTAACATCAAGCCCAACTGTTAACACAACTGCCAGCGCAGGTATAAGTGTTAATCAAATTACAGTTGCTTACGATAGCAATCCAGGAACATTTATTGTCAACGACTATGTTGAACTAACTGGTACTATTGCCGATGTTGCAGGAGGTACATTATCGGGTGATGTACTAAACGTTACTGCAATTAGTAGTGGAGACACTATTAAGAAAGGTATGCGTATTAGAGGCGATGGAATTGCACCTAATACATTTATTACCGAAACTAATGCAGATAATGCATCTAGAACAGGTACAGGCGGAACTGGTTCTTATACTGTTAGTGTAAGTCAACTGGTAAATCCTGCTGTTAGTATAGTTTCTGAAACTACTATAAGTTCGTTTACAAGTACAACAGGTCCAGCAAGTTTCATTGGTAGCATTAGTGGAACAACATTAACTGTAGCTACTTTATCTAGTGGAACAATTGGAATTGGTCAGAAGATTTCTGGCGTTGGTATTTCTGCTAATACATATATTACAGCAGGCGCAGGTTTATCTTGGACTGTAAGTGTTAGCCAGACTGTTGGATCTGGTACTGTTATGTCTACAGATTATGCTGTTGAAGTTGCTATTGAAACACAAGCAACTGCTCCTGCAAGTAGTAAATGGTACAGAATAAAAGGCAGTCTTAACCCGCTATACAACGGATTATACTATGCCGTCAAAACTACAGACAGTAGTATAACATTAAACTATCCGTATGATCCAGGAACTTATAGCAGCCCAATTACTGTAAGTGCATTTACAAGCAAGACAGGTTCTGGTCCTTATCTAGTAACTCTTGAAGTTCCTACACTAAGTCAGTTACCTCAAGAAGGTACTTATTGGGAAGTAAGCGGCAACGCTGCTACTGGTTACAACGGAACGTTTGTTGTTGATTCTAGTACAGAAACTTCTATAACATTCATATACGAAGACGATCCAGGTGCATACAGCACAGGTACAACAACACTAACACCTGTTGTAACTATTTCTAAACAACTATCGTCCGGATCTACCAGTCAGTTAGGTTTAACAAAACCATTTAGTTCTGGAACTGCTGCTACATTACGTGTTGGATATCCAGCAGGTACACCTGCACAGATTACTACACGTATTAGTACTTGCCGTGCAACAGGACACGACTTCTTAGATATTGGTACTGGTGGTTATTCAACTACTAACTATCCATATCAGATTTATGGTAATCCAACACAAAGTAAACAACAGGCTAACGAAGTTTACGAAGAAGGTGTTGGTCGTGTATTCTATGTAACATCAGACCAAAACGGTATTTTCCGTGTAGGACGATTCTTTACAGTTGACCAAGGTACTGGTACAGTTACATTCTCAGCGTCTATTGCATTGAGCAACTTAGACGGTTTAGGATTTAAGCGTGGTGTTGTTGTAAGTGAATTCTCAACAGACAGCTCAATGACTAACAACGCACCAGAAGTTGTGCCTGTACAAAGTGCTGTTCGTGGATACATCGACAAGCGTCTAGGACTAGACCATGGTGGCGGACCAGTTGCTCTAAGTAACTTAGTTGGTCCGGGTTATATGGCATTGAACGGTTCATTAACCATGAAGGGTAACATGAACCTTGGTACATTTGCTATTACAAACTTAGCAACCCCAATTAGTACAGATCCAGGAACCAATGCTGCTAACAAAACATACGTTGACACCGCAGTTGCGGAGTTTGACGAGTTTTCAGAATTACGTGATATACAATGGACTAACTTACAAGAAGGAAATATTCCTGTATACGACCAAAGTACATTACTAAATGTAGTGGGCGGTATTGGCAATGGAACGACTATCACACTAAACTTCTTAACAGTTGCCAGTGCACCGTTCCCAATCGGAAGCATTATTGTTGTTAGTGGTGTAAACCCAGTTGGGTATAACGGAACTTATATTGTTACTGGATGTACTACAAACAGCGTAAGTTATGCAAGTACCGTAACAACCAGTTATGTCAGCAGTGGAACTATCCTTGCTAACAAATGGCGTAATATTTTCCTACCAGACGATAGTGCAACAAGTGATGTATTGTTATCATACAACGGAACAACAGGAAAAATAACTAGTACTATTCAATCTCAAAAGATTGTCAACAGCATGGTTAGCCCAACTGCTGCAATCGCACAAAGTAAGTTGGCTATGAATGCCGCTACACTAAGAGCAAATGCAACAGGCATTGCACAGGCAGATTTAGGACTTGCATCGTTTAAGAATATTGAATTTGATTCTACTAACGGTTGGATCGAACTAAAGAACTCATCAAGTGTATCAACTGGTATTCTTTATAGTAAACTACAGTATGCAAGCCAAGGCACCGTACTAGGACGAGGTAAGACTGCTGGTACAGGCAACATTGGAGAAATTGCATTTGGTGATATTATTGCTGGCGGTGATGGTATTAAAAATGCAAGTTTTGGTTCTGGTGCAAGTGCATTGACTGGCTATGCAATGTTGGTAAATTATGACGGTTCAACTACTAACAACAACACCTACGGTATTGTTAAGGTTAGCACAGTTGGAGAAGCAAGTAGTCTTCTAAAAACAGATGTCAGCAGTAACTTAAAAATCAACAGCGGATACGTTGATACTTACTACGGATATTATGTTGGAACTAAGAAGATTATTGATACTAACGGTGCTACTAACGCTGTCCAGTTCTATACACCTGGCGGATATAAGTTTGGATCGTCTGTTGGTGTTGATTTAGCTACATCCGTAACAACCTTAACTGGTACTGTTGATATTACAGGCGGTACGCTAAAGTCAACAACATTAACATCTGGATCAGCAGCTACTAGTGGCACATTAACAGGACAATGGACTGTTTCTGCATCAAGTCAAATTGACCTTGCTACAAACTCTGCTAACTTCTACAGTAAAACATTGTTAGCTGGTGCTAACCAAAACGATACTGGTACTATTAGAGGTTACTGGTCGTTAGACGGTTCTAGTAGATTGCAGGCCACTTATGCTGACTTGGCAGAATACTATGAAGGTGACAGAGAGTATAAACCAGGTATGGTTCTAGTATTTGGTGGTGATAAAGAAGTTACCACAACTACTACAATGAATGATACAAGAGCAGCTGGTATTGTTACAACAAACCCTGCTTACATCATGAACCAAGAGCAGAAAGGTATTAAAGTCTGTATTGCACTGGCGGGTAGGGTACCGTGTTGGGTTGTTGGACGGGTGAAGAAAGGAGACTTGCTGACAACAGCAACCACTGTTGGTTGTGCAATGAAAGCAACTAATCCTGTATTAGGTTCAATTATCGGTAAGGCACTAGAAGATAAAGATACTGGCGAAGCTGGTATTATCCAAGTTGCTGTAGGGAGAGTATAATGGCTAGACTAAACATTAATATTGGCACTACAGCTAACGACAAAACTGGTGATCCGTTGCGTACGGCATTTGACAAAGTTAATCAAAACTTTGTTGAATTGTATGCTCATGTGGGTACAGATGTACAGATACCAAGTCAAACCAACAACGGTGGAAAGTACCTTACTACTAACGGTACTACGCTCAGTTGGTCTGAAAGTTTTAGCGGAGATTACAATGACTTGGCAAATCTTCCCACGTTGTTTAGTGGTGATTATAACGATTTAACAAATCTCCCTACGTTGTTTAGTGGTGATTATAACGATTTAACAAATGCTCCTACTATTAATAGTACAGGTGATATTACATTCAGTGGCAGAACAATTGGTGCATCTACTGTTGGGTCGATAACTGTTGAAAGAGATTTTGAAATTGCAGGCAATGATTTTACTATTACCCCAACATCGGGTGATAATACCCATTCTCCAACAAGAATATTTTTAAAAAATCCATCAAGCTCAGATGTACTAACTATACAAAGTGTTAATGATGCTGTTGATCAGACTATAAATCGTGCTTGGATTTGGGCAAGACCCGGTGCAAATAGTGCTTCTATAAGAGACATATTAGTAGGAACAGATGGCGGATCTGTGATATTACGAAGCACTGGAGACAATGCTAGTACGCACGATTGGACTTTCAATAGAACGGGTGATCTATCTGTTCCTGGTAACATTACTAAAGCATCAGGAAACTTAGAAATCACAGCAGAAAACTATGTGATTATTGACAGCACTAACGGTGGTCAAATTGACATTGGTGCTAATCAATCTGGTGAAGGATCTGGAGACTCAGGACCAATACTAATGGGTCACGCAGGCAATACTTTAGATATTCAGTCTGGTAAGATAAGAGTAAATTCAGCTGTACCTACACACAGTACAGGTGCGCTTAATGACGTTGCCGGACTAGTAGCATTTGATGGCTCATACATTTACTACTGTACAGCAGATTATGTACCAGCAGGAGGCGGCGGCGCAACAGTAGTATTAGTTCCAAATGAACTTGGTCAAAGTGTAAACACTATTACTATAGCAAAAGGTGCACCTCCTAATACTAACTGGGCAAACTTACAAGTTAGTTGGACGTTGACTGTAAATTCAACTACGGTAACTGTTGAAGAAATCACCGGCGATGCTGACAATTTGTATGTAGTAGTAAGCGGATTTATAACACTACCGCCTACTGGATCGATAACATTTACAGAACCTGGCGGTACACAACCAGATATTTGGAAACGAGTAGCATGGTCTAACGACACATGGTAAATATTAAAAGAGAGCGTAAATTATGCCAATACAAACAATTAATCTAGGTAACTATGCGAACGACGGAACCGGTGACGATTTACGTACTGCATTTAAAAAAGTAAACGAGAACTTTGAACTAGTAGGTGGTACTTTAGGTATTATCAACGGAGAAAACTTAGGATCCGGTGTTGCTGTTTTTAAACAAAGAGATAACGCTAATCTAACATTAGAGTTTAAAACGTTAACAAGTACTGATAATAGCATTGAAATTACCAGCACCGACAACACAGTAAACTTAAAAGGACTATCTTTACTTGAAAACGATCCGTCACCGTCTTTAGCCGCAGACTTAGAATTAAACGGAAATAACATTACTACAGGTAGCGAAGGCTACGGTGATGTTCGTACAACAGTTTGGGGTATTGATGTTCGTAATCTAAACAGCTTGATGGAGATGTTTATTCAAGCTGGAACTGTAACATTAGACTTTGGATCAATTATCGATGGTACGACTGGAACACCGGATGCTCCGGCCAATGTCGTTGACTTAAATGGTAATTATCCTAACTGGCTTGGTTTTTCTGTTTCTGACCCGTCAGGAATAAATTTAAATTTTGGATCTATAGTATAATATGGCCCTCAATGTTTGGACTAGACCAACTGGTTGGAATTTTGGCCAAGAGCCAGGGACCAACATTTCTGTAAACTCAGGTAATTTTATCCTAGGGTATCAATACGTAATACAAACTGTTGGCACAACAGATTTTAAAAAGATAGGTTCTGAACAAAATGTTGTTGGTACTATTTTTACAGCCACTAATTCAGGAGCTGGTGCTGGACCAACGCAGATTGATCTCAGCACCGGGTTATCATTTGTTGGTCCAGGATCAGGTACAGCATCAAGGCTTGCATTTAGTGAAAGAGTTAATTTGTCTATTCCGTTACCTGTGCAAAATTCTACCGGTGTAACTTTTGCAGTTATATCCGGATCATTGCCGCCTGGGCTTCGATTAGAGGGGACTAGTATTATTGGTTCTGCGTTTGAAGTTCCAAGACTTACACATTTTCAGTTTTGTATAAGAGCAAGTAAAAATGGTGAAATCTCAGATAGAACATTCTTTATTTCTGTTGAGGGCGAAGACAAGCCAGAATTTATAACAAACGAAGGACTACTTTCACTTGGGGATGACAACGAGTTTTTTATACCCGATAGTAGTTATGTGGATTTTCAAATTGAAGCAATTGACAACGATACAACTACTGGACAAAAATTAAGTTATTTTATTGCCAAAGACGATGGTCGCTTGCCTCCGGGGTTAGTGTTAACAGATGACGGTAGAATTGTCGGATTTGTACAACCAATTTTAGCAATTAAACCAACTGACGGTGACGGTACATTTGACAACAGCTACTACGATGCTGTGGCATACGACTTCGCATTTATCCCAACTAACGGTTATGACAGTTATGTCTACGACAGTATATTCTTTGACTTCTCGTTGCAGTCTTCAAAACCAAAAAAACTTAACAGAACTTACGAGTTTTATGTAACCGTAACCGACGGCGATAGTTTTAACAAAAGAAAATTTAAGATATTTGTAGTAGGTGACGACTACTTTAGAGCAGACAACACAACTCTTTTAACCGGAGATCCGTTGTTTACAACAGACGTGACTTACTTAAGACCACCTGCATGGTTAACTCCTAGCTATCTAGGTCTTTATAGAGCTAACAATTATATAACTTTAATACTAGATACTTACGAAAAAGAAAATATAATTTATAATTTAGAACCAATTAATGCAAACACAAAAGCAACAACACGTAAAATATCAAGTACGGATAATAGCTTAAATGGTACAAAAATAACAACTACGTTAACTGCAACGGCTCCGCTAGTAGGACATTTTTTAACGTTTCAAGGAAAAGTATCCGGATCATCTGAAATATTCCAAGTAACTAACGTAGCCTCATTGGGTAATAACGAGTACAGGTTAACCATAAGCGATACATTAGATGCTTCTATACCTGACGGTATTGAGTTTTTAATTGGAACATTAAGTGAACTTCCGTTAGGAATGCAGTTTGACGAAAATAATTCAGAAGTACATGGGTTGGTTCCGTATCAACCAGAAGTTACTAAAACATACAATTTTACAGTAGCAGCATCTAAAATTGGTGATAACGGTGAGTTAGCCACTACATATAAAATATTCACAGTAGATTTATTAGGAGAAATTGACAGCGTACTTACATGGAACACCAATAACGACCTTGGATCCATTAATGCAAATTTTATTTCCACTCTATCTGTTAACGCTATTTCAAATATAGAAAATAATACAATTTTATATACTTTAACCAGCGGGCAACTTCCACCAGGATTAACATTAG